GATCTACTACTTCTTCTAATTCTTCTTCGTCGATTGGAGTACCGTCCATTTCGTCAGTTGCGCCATAGCCTTCTTCCATATCAACTTCTTCATTTTCCATGATTTCTTCTGAATCATCTTCCATGTCGATTTCTTCGTCGCCCATTTCCATTTCGTCTTCGGCTTCGAATTCCTCTCCAGCTTCTAATTCACCAGCTGAAACCATATCTTTAATAACATCTTCAATGAAAGATTTTAAATCATCCTCACTCATATCTTCGAGGTCGATTTCTTCTTCTTCCATTTCACCTTCACCTTCTTCAGATTCTTCTTCTTCAGATTCCTCTTCTTCGGCTTCGGTTAGGTCTTCGTCTATTTCTTCAGTTACTTCTTCTGAAATAGATTCATCAAGGTCTAGTTCGCTTAGAATTTCATCAAGATCAAGATCTTCTTCTAATTCCTCTTCCTCTTGAACAGTAGTTTGACCTACTTTCTTTGGGTCGGGGTCTAAAGAAGCACCACTTTTTCTTTTAAAACTCGGAGCGTCCATTTCTTCTAGCTCTTCTTCTTTTACGTCATCATCACGATCCATTTCTTCTAGCTTTGCAGCTAACATAGATTTTAGATGAGGAGTAAAAGCTTCTTCTAGAGCGGCTTTAGCATTTGCGATTGCAGTGGCCTTAACGGCTTTTGCATCAGCAATAGCTTCTGCTAACAAATCTCTGTTTGCCATAATCTCCTAAAATTTTGTTTAGTGAAATACGCTTATTGGATAGTAGCGTAATAGGTAAGTTTTACTTAAAGTTAATGCCATATAGAGATGACATATTATCATTTATACATATATAAAAATTATGTAAAATGAAAAAGCCCTCAAAAGAGGGCTTGGATTTATGAAGATTATTCAATAAATGAATAAGGATTTTAATCTAAGGGGCAAGATCCTTTAGAACAAAGTATTTCTCTTATAATATTGTTAACATTATTGTAATTATAAGTAAAAGTTTCTTTACCTTCTTTTAATACAGACATAAATGAACCTGGGTTTGAAGGGGTAGATACAAAATCCCAACACAGTAATTCAAAATCATCTTGAACTTCCATTACACTGCCATTTTGTTCTAATGTTCCCATACCACGGGAAGAAACTCCGCAAGTTACTCCAGAGGCAATTAAAGCTTTTAAAATGTTACCTGAAGGAGTGGGTAATATCTCTATTTTACCCATTACATTATTTCCATCCCACCACCATTCTGAAATTAAGTGAGATACATTTTTTAAGTTTATTACTTGGGATTCAGGGTGATCTAATTCCCCCATAGAACGACGTTGTTCTACAAGTTCACTATATTTATTCATTTCGCGTTCCCATAAATCCTTAGCATAGTAACGGCCATTACCATTTTTAACCTCAGCTGTAGCTAAGATACCAGTTACTATAGGATTTCCTGTTTGTTTGTTAACATTTTCAGTTAACATAGAAGGGGAAACTCTAAATGAATTTGTCTCTATTAATAATTGCTTATTCATTCACTTCGTAAGTTTCGTCTACGATTTCTTCTTTTTGGTATTTTTTACCAGCCATTTTTTCATACATTTTCTCCATCTTAGCTTTTCTTTTTTCTAAGATGTTAACTTCTTTCTGCATGGCTTTCATTTTTGACTTATCTACTAGTTCAGATAAGTTTTCGTCTTCAGAAACCATATTAATACGAGTCATTTTAGTTTCAATAACTTCGTCTAATTTAGCTAATTTAGCCTCCATAGCTACGATTTCGGCTTGTTTATCGATTTCAGATAAAGAATCGTCTAATGATTCTTTTTTCATTTTTTTCTTTTCGATTTCTTCACCTTTTTTAACCCCAGCTCCGTAAGTTTCTTCTTCACCTTTATCTTTAGCAGCTACATCTTTTGAACCTTTATCTACACGTTGAAATTCATCATATGATTCTTCAACTTCCTGCTCTTCAGCCATCATTTGTCTGATAACTTGACCTGAAAGAGAGGCTAATGAGTTTTCGTTTCCAGAAGTTACTACTCCACCCATTAAAGATTCTTTAACCATTTTTTTCAATTTATCAGAATATCCAGATGCTTTATATTTACCAGATACTTCTTCTAATTCAGTTTCTTGGTATCCTAAACCTTCAACTCCAAAAGCGGCATTCTTCATGTAGTATTGTCTATCTTTAGCTAAGTTTTTAGCTACTACTTCACGAATTTCTTCTAATGATTTATCTGGGTTTTGTTTTGCTTCAAAATAGATACCATTAAGAACTTCTTGTCCGATTTGATTATCTAAGTTTTTAGGATCTTTATAATCAAAGTTATGGTCTTGAATTTCTTCTACAGATTTATCTACAGTTTTAACTTCAGCTTTAATTGCTTCATCTTCTTTAGCACTAGCTTCATTTAAAAATTGAGCAAATTTATTTTCCCATTCTGCTTTAGGGGTTGCTTCTAAGGTATTGATAGGTTTAAGGTCAATATAATTTTCATTAATTAGTTCCTTAAATAATTTCTCTGAATTTTTCATTCTTCGGGTTTTAGTAATGTTTCAATATCGTTTATGTAATCATTGATTATATCAGTACCGATTACTACGCTATAACTTTCAGGATTTTCTCTATAGTATGATATAGTATCTATTTTTCCTTGACGTAATAATTTTTTTACATTGATTAATCGCGTTTCGATTGAATCAAAGGCATTGATACGATCCTGTTGAAATTTTTCAACATCTGATTCTTGTTCCAATAGCTTATACTTATACATATTAGTCATAAGTTTTACCCCATAAATCTCTATAATCCATAGTTTTTGAGGCTTTAGCTTGTTTTTTTCTATCTACTAACTTATAGCCAAAAGCTTTAACGTAGTAGTTATCTTTTACACCTTTAGGTCCAGCTTTAGGTCCTGGTCCTAATGATGCTCCTATCCCTTCTTCTACTTTTTTATACTCTTTAGGTAATCTAAAAGCATATTTAGTTAAATATCCACCAGCACCACCTGAGGTAGACATTTCGTCTACTGAAGGGTTTGATTGGAATTTTTTATAATATTCAGGATAATTTTTTCGGATATAAGTTCTATATCTATTAAATTCTTTTTTTACCTTAGCAGCTATATCATCTATAATAGCATCATCAGTTTTAATATCTAAGGCATTTATAGATTTTCTTAACTTATTAAAGTCATCATACACACTATCAAAAGCAGGAATATATTCTACATCCCAAGAAACAGTACCAGTTTCAGGATCAACAGACTTAACTGTTGTTTTTACTCCTCCTTTTTGGGTAACATCACCGGGTTTAAAAGCCTGTTCTGATAATTTGTATTTATATTGACTCATTTGACTTTTGGATTTCCTGGATTAATTCATAATATTGCAATAAATCAACCATGTGATCGTTAGTCACTTTACAAGTTTTACCTAGTTCTTGTAAAAGTTTAGATACCTCTACAATTTTAATTTGTGTAGCTTTATCTTTTACGTTTTTAGATTCTTTTACTAAATCTAGTTTTAATTCGTTTACTTTAGCATTATAAAAGTCTCTTAAACCAGAAGTAGAATCTACAGAATTAATAAATTCTTTTAGTACTTGTTTTTGTTGGGTAGATAAGTCTTGATACTTACTATTAAACTTTTCAAGTAATACTTTATAAGTTAAAATCTTAAGATCTTTATCATAAGATTCGTATTCTTTTAAAATATCTTCTTTAACTTTTTCTTCTTTAATTTCTTGTTTAGTTAAATGCTCTAAAAGAGTTACTTTATTGTCTACAATTTGGGTAGGATCTATATTTTCTTGTGAGTTATAACTTTCAATTAAAGTATAAACCGAAGCTAGTTCCTTATAATTTTTTACTTTAGAAGTAAAAAAGGTTTCTAAGTTATAGTGATCTTTAATTTCTTTAACTAAATTATACTTTTCTTTTCTTAATCTAGTTCGGTTTAATTTTTGAGAAGCCTCAATAATAGTATCAACTAGAATAGTAGCACGGGATTCAGATAAAGGAGAAGTTTTTAAAAGAGTTTCATACAATTTGTACTCTTTACCTAACTCACTCTTAACAAAGTATTTTTTTAGAATATCAACAGAAGGTGAATCTATTCCTTTTAAAGTATCCGACGTAATTTGTCGAACTAATAATTCGAAAAGAATACCTGTGTTTTTATACTTAGAATGTTTAATCTTCATCAGAAAATATATTTATTTATAAATATGTAAAAGATATTACTCTTTCAATTGGGATTCATCTAATAGCGATTCAGCTTTTTTATCTTCTTCAAAGATTAATGATTTTTTGTTAATCTTTTCGAACATTTCTTTATTTTTTAGGTATGAGGATTTTGCCCCTTCTAAAGCTAAAGGCCCACCTTTAAAATTAGGTTTAATTGAGTCTGAATCGTTTTTATCAGTATCTTTCATTCTCTTAACTCCTAATCTGTCTTTACCAAATGTATCTGCTTGAGTATTTCTTTTAGTAATTGATTTATCAGGACGGCCTAATTTAGGCTCATCCTCATTATACCCATCAGGAACATTACCTGGGTCAGAATACATTCTACCTTTACCATATAATGAAGCTAAATCATGTGGTGTACCATATGATCTGTTACTTTCAATTGGGTCGTTTCCTTCGTTTTCAATTTGAGAAATACGGAACTTACGTTTAGCATCTTCACGAACTAAATCTCGGTATTCATCGTATTGATCTGAGCTAAAGTTATAGATGTTATCATAAATCCAATCTGAAGGGATTAATCCTTGTGATAATAACTCAGTTGATAATTCTGATTTAGATTTAAGTAATTCTATTTTTTCCTGTTCAAATATAATTGAAGGAGAATTTAACGAAATTTCAAAATTAACTAGTTGTTCATCTCTATAACCTTGGGTATATAAGTGAACTAAAGCAATTTTATTTAATTCTGAAGTTACAATACGTTGTAGTCTTTCAATTGTACGAGCAAATCGAATATCTTCAGCAGCTAATGTAGCTTTACCTTCCAAATCACCTTCATATCCTAAGAACGCCTTTGGAATCTTAAGGGCGGCAAATAACTTTTCTCTTAAATATTCTACGTCAGCGATACCATCATAATCTAAACCTTTTGTGGTATCAATTTTAGTAGTTGTATCATTTCCTCTGATAGGGATATAAAAATCCTCCATCATGTTTTGCATGTTGTACTTTAAGTTATATTCACCTGTTTGTTGATCAACAAAAGGAGTACGTTTCATGTTTGAGATAGTTTTCTGCATGAAGGCATCTATCTCATTTGGTGGAATTGAACCAACGTTTACATAGAAAATACGTTTTTCAGGAGCGCGAGCAATTCTATGAATTAACATTGCATCCTCCATTAAAGTATATTGCTTAAATAATTTACGAGCAGGTTCGATATAAGAACGACCATAAGGCAAGTAATTAGTATCTGCCAATAATCTAAAGTGAGCTATTTCGTAGTTATCAAAGAATATACCATTTTGAGGATCTTCTTGGTTAGGAACTCTATACATTCCTGAACTAGGATTAACTAAACCGTTAGGTGAATATCTAAATCTAACTTCGGCTGGGTTTTTAGTATTATATCCTTCTTGTCTTTCAATATGGTAGGCAGTATAAGGAATAACATTATAAACACCATATTTTTCAGCTACCTCTAATTTAAGGAAGAAATCACCATATTTACACATTTGGCGCATCCACATCCATAAATTAAATTCTATATTTAAAACATCATAAAATAAGTTATATAGAATTTTCTGTACGTTTTCATCTGAGGATTTAATTGAAAGCACCTCACCCATATCATTCTTTAAAGTACTTTCATCTGCTATAATATCGAGGGCTGAAGCGATAATAGCATCTTGATCCATTACATCATATTCAGAATATAATTGTGGGCGAAGATATTGGTAGTTAAAATTAAACTGACTACCATATAAAGAAGTAGGGTTTGTAGAATAAATTCTACTAAATCTATCCATTAAAGAATTGGTTTGTAATTCGCCTCCTGTTTGGATAGCACTACTATCAATTACTTTAACTTGATTACCTCCT